ATTAGCTTTAGACACATCTTTAAAATATGGATGATTATCAGTAATAATTTTGCTAGTGTAGTATGGGTTTCCTTCTAAACCAGCCATTGGTTTTATTATTTTAGCTGGTTTTTTGGTAGTTTCGGCATTTGTTGATTTCCAATCGCATTTGCAGTTATACAGGTTGCCGGGTTGGTTTTGTTGCCAGAAAGGGTCGTTTATAGGCAGAACTAACCCTACATAGCTTAAATGCAGTTCACGAGGATTTGCAGAGCGGGTTCTAATCCATTCCAGATTTGGGAACAAATGTTTTTCTTGTTGGAAAGTATCCCATTGTTTAGCAGAACGGCTGCGAGCCACAAATGTATTGTATTCGGTTTTTTGATAATTATTGAAACGATTTATAATAGGTTTAGCCTTGTTTATAAAATCTTTTTCGGAACCATTATCTTTTTTTACATCAATTTTTATAACATTGAGTTTTTGTTGAAGCTGATATGTTTTGTGAGCTGCAAAATTGGCAGCATTAATTTTGAATTGCTGTACTTTTTCCCAGAGTGGATGATTACTATCAATATCATCAAAAACGCTATCTAAAGCCTTGATATAGTCTTTTTGATATATATCAAAAATATCTTTGTTTAATGCTTTTGAGTCGGTATTGAAAATATCGGCAATAGCATTTCGTATTTTAGAAGTGCGCTTCATTTCGGCAAGCTCAATAACCTTATTAATTGTGTTAGCGATACGATGACTTAGAGACATAGTATTGCTGTGTGCAGCACAGTTGCACCCGTCGTGGTGATGCCCGTAATATAATTGTAAAACAGCATCGTTAAGCATCATTTCCGTTAGCCCCGACGGTGCGGGGCTATGTCGAAAAAATTTCTTAGGGTTTTGAAAAAAGAATGTTGATTGCTGAAGTAGTTTTTAGGTTTGTTTTGATTTTTTTTTGAGCTTTGATTATGCTCATCAATTGATTTAGAAGGTTTATTATTAGAAGGTTTAGGAATTCCGTATGTTTCGTAAAAATAATCGTCATCGATAGAGATAATATTTGCAAGTTGTATATCGATAGCAAAACGCTGGCTAAGAGCAGCATTGTTTTTTTCTAAAACAAAATTAAAATATCCACCAGAGGCTTTAAAGCCGAAATTTTCTAAAATTTTAATAAAATCGTTATTAAGTACCGATAGCAAATACAGTTTGTCGGCTTCGGCAATTGAAAGTTCGGAGTTTTGATGAACTTCGCCTTTATAGTTTCCTCCCTGAGCATCGGTAGTCATAGTGTTGCCTAGGAATAATTTAGAAATTTGCTCATCGCAAAACGTGCTTAATTGTTTAAAAACATCAGCACCGCTTGAGCCAGATCCTTTAGCTTCAACGAATTCGATATTACTTCCTTCGGGTACTACAACGTGAGTTGCACGGCTTGTGTTTTCCATAATTTTATTAAGCAGATTGGCGGTTTCGATATCACCACCCGCGTATGTTGCTTTACGAAAAGGGAAGCCGAATATTTCGGCGTATGTGCTCCTATCTTGCATTGCATTTTTTTTAAAAATAGCATAAGGAGCAGCTTTAATCAATAAACCTAAGTCGTTTGGATACCCTGCAAAAATTATGTAATTGCTATATGGTGGTTCGGCAAAGTAAATACCTTTATCGTCGAAAGGTTCTTTTATAACGAGAGAGCGTTCGGGTAATACGTTTTTGCGTGGAATAAGGTTGTATCCAACAGATTGCGTATTTAAAGAGTCGAAATATATAAGCGAGAAGCCAAAAGCAATTTTATCGAGAATATCGCAGCACATTTGCCTGAAAAAAGGCATATTGATAATGTTGGTTATATTGTCGTTTTCTTTACCGGAATGGTCGAAAAACTTAATTTCGGAATTAAGGACATTAAGTTTACGTTTTTCCATTACAGCCGATAAATGCGAATCGAGAATAATATCGTCGTATAAATCGAGTAATGCTTTACGTCGAGGGTTTGATGTATTTTCGGCTGCTTTAAGAGCATTACGCCACTCGTTTATACCTTTAGCCGAACGATCGACCTGTGCTAAGGAGTAATTAAGGATTTGAATATTATTGTTTTTTTTATTTGCCATATAAAAATAAGGTTAAATAGTTAATATGTTCGAGGTATATATCCTGATTTAACGAAATTAATAATTTCGCCATTTTCGTTTTTTGCTGGTTTTGCACCTGGTATAGTAGTTTTACCAGCCATAAGTTTTTCGAGTTCTTTCATGCTACGTTCGTAGCCAGAAGCTATTGAAACAGGCATATCATTAAGAACATCAGCAATAATATAACGAGCAATATTACAAGCAATATCAACTAACATTGGATTACGTTCTTCAATTGGTTTGTTAAATAGATCGTTTACATCGTAATAGTTGCATAAATGAGCTTCGATAATACTGCAAGTTTTTTCTATAGCATAATCGATGTAATTATAGTCGTTTCGAGAAATTGCATCCATTACTTCGGGATACATGCTGTAATTAAGGTCTTTAACAGAAATAAACATTTTAAAAAGAATTTAAAAATTAATATTTATTTTTACGAGAATTAAATCCGAACAATGGTTCAACAGAAGCACGAATATATTTGTTTAAAATAGCAATAGCAGCTTCGTCGGCATCGGGGCTGTCGTCGTGTTCTTTAGATCCATGTTCGATAGATAATAATTGAGCAATACCCACTTGCATATCGTTTGATGCTTTTTCGGCTTTATTGTAGAAAATACGGCTTTGCTGGTAAAATGGGAGTAGTGATACAATTCGGTCGAATTTATTGGTTTTTGGACGTTCGGCTTTTATAAGCGGAATGTGTTTTCCTTTTTTAGTAGCAATTTCGTTGTAAACGATCATAAGAGCGTCGTTCCAGAACTGTGCTTCAAAATAGTAGTTTATGTGCACTGATTTAGGTAATTGCTCGTTGAAGTCGAACATAAAGTTAATAGCATCAGACATTTTGCATTGCCGGACAAATGCTTTTAAGCAAAAGAATTGTTTGTTTTTTAATCCCCAAATTTTAACAGCGTTAAAGTCGGCAGTTTTAGCATCGCTATAAGCTACATCCCAAAATGCGACAATGTGATCGAAATGGTCGATACGAGGGCAGTCTGACCAGTTAATCATATCGTTTTTAAATATAGTACCTTGCACATAAGGTTTGTTGTTGAATTCAGCTTGAAAAGAAAGAGAGCCAATTTGATTATGTAGCATTAGATAATATTCTTTTGAGTATTTTTGATGCCAAGTAGGGTTTAGGTCAAAATCGGTAGCATCTTGCTGAATAAATTCGAAACCAAGTCGGGTATCTCTAATTTCGGTTAAAATAGTATGAGGGGCAAAAATATTGTTAACGTGTATATAACGACTTCCACGTTCGTCCATACAAGGAATTAGGTCTTCGCAAGCCCAGTTAGCCATTTCGCGAATACGAGCAGGGTTTTTGCACATTTGCTTAGTATCCCAATCGTCGGCTGCAATATAATCGGGACGAAATTGTTTGTATCGAATACCACGTGGGCTTTGCCCGATGCCTAGTGAAAAAAAAGCACAGTCGTTGTTTGTAATAAAATTTCCTTCTTCCCAGTTGCCTTGTCGTACTTGTTTTCCAAAATCGTTAATAAGACGTTGGTTTGCTTCAAATTCGGCTTGAAGGTCGGAAAGTAGTTTTTGTCCTTTTTTTTCGTTTTGCCCTACGAGCAGCATAACTTTAAGGTCGTTGTTTATCCAAAGCCATAATGGAATAAGTAGATCGATATGAGTTGATTTAGCTAAGCCACGTCCCCATCCTAAAAGAAGTTTGATATGCTTATTTTTGCGAATTTTGTAAGCTAATTTTACTTGAAAATCGGCACATTTAGAGCTTGCATAATGAGGGAAATAATATTCGACAAAATCCTCGTAATTTTTTTTGAGTTTTTCGATACGCAAAAGTTTATCGGAGTCGGTTTCAAATAAATCGACACCCGTTAAGCTATTAATATACTTAACTTGCTGTTTGTAGCGTTCGTAGGCTTTTTTATCTTTTGTTGATATGCTATACATTGTTAAGTATTTTTTTTGCGTAAATCTTCGATAAATTGCATGCTAAGGTTTGCAAAGTTTATCATAATTTTAGGATTGTTTTTACTGAGCCAAGCAGTGAATTCTTCGAAAACTTCTATATATTTATATATTGGTTGTTCGGAAAATAGTTCAATTTCGCGTAAAAGTTGAGCTTTAGCGTCAGAAAGTTCTTTTTTTGGAACATTACCATTTTCTTTAATTTTGTTGTTTACAGCAGCTAATTGAATATAAGCATCGCGTAAAAGGGAAGGGCGTGTGATGTTTGTTTGCTCCAAAATTTCGTCCCAATTAAAAGACTTTCGCCATTTGCTAATAGTTTGTTCTGATATTCCAATAATTTCAGCAATATCCTTTTGTAAAACACCTTTTATGTAAAGAGATTGAGCTTGGCTTCTTTTATCGGCAATTGATTTTTTTGAAGTCATTTTAATAATTATAAATTATAAATGGCAAATATCAATATTAAACTATTAAATTAAAACAAAATATGCGATGATTACATTAAGAGCTGAATAGGTTGAAGTGAATTTTTGAATACGTATATTGGAGTTTTATATTTGCAGGCATAAATGTTTGTAAGTTTTTTCATAGTTCAGATTTCCGGTTCGGAAGTATTAAAATGATTAAGAACCCGAACCGGTTTTTTAAAAAAATAAAACAGAATGAGATTTAGAGTAGCAGATGAAAAGGTATTGAATAGTTATGGATTTAGGATTATAACCGAGGGAATTGATATAGGCGATTTTTTGGAAAACCCTATTATGCTATATGAACACAATACTGAAGCACCCCCAATAGGCATATGGGCAAACCTTGTAAAAGCGAATGGCGAAATGACAGCCGAACCCATATTTGATGAGCAAGATGAGGATGCGGTTAAGATTATGAATAAATGTAAAAAAGGGATTATAAAAATGAGTTCGATAGGTGTAATTCCATTGGCGTGGAGCGAAGCTCCAGAAGATATGATAGAGCATCAGGAAATGCCTACATTGCTCAAATGTAAACTAAAAGAAATAAGCCTTACACCATTTGGAGCAGTAAAAACAGCAGTAATGTTGTATGATGATAAGGGTAAGATATTAAAGCTCAACGATAGCGAAATAAAGGATTATATAAAACAATCAATGAACAATAATTTTAATTTTAATACAGGAAAACAAATGGAAAAGAATCAATTTGTAATTACGTTAAGCGCAGCCTTAGGCTTAGGCGATTTAACGGAAGCTGATTTGCTTAAACATGTAATTGGGATAAATAACGAAAATGTGAAGCTAAAATCAGATAATAAAACATTGGTAAGCGAAAATGAGGCTTTGAAAACCAATGCTGAGAATGCCGAAAAAGAAGCCATACTTCAGAAAGCGGTAGATGAAAAGAAAATAACACATAAAGAAAAAGAGGTGTATTTAAAACTATCTATTGCCGATATTAAAGAAGTGGTTGGCAGCAAAGCGCCAGCGGTAAACCTTAATGGATTTATAGCAGGCAGACAAAAAAGCATCGAAGATTTAGCTACTATGAGCTGGAAAGAATTAGACGAAAAAGGAAAGTTGACCGAGCTTAAAGAGAGCAATTTTGAATTGTTTAAAGAAAAATTCAAAGCTGAATTTGGTAAAGAATATGTTTTGACAAACCAAACTACCAAGTAAAAAAAATAGTAATTAATCATAAACCATAAACCATAAAAAAAAAAGAAATGGCAATTCAAGTAGAAATTTGGGAAAAAGATATAGTAGAAGGCTTATATAAAGACAATCAGTTTCTTAATAATGCCTTTAGTGCCGATCATTATGTGATTGCGGGAAAAGTAGTGCATATACCAAATGCAGGGGCAGCACCAAGTGTAACCAAAAACAGGAGTACTTTGCCAGCTACAGCAAGCAAGAGAACCGATGTAGATATTACTTACAATCTTGATGAATTTACTACCGACCCAATGCTATTGGTAGATGCAGAAAAAGCAGAATTGAGCTACGACAAACGTAATAGCTTGTTGGCAGAAGCAAAAGCATCGTTAGCCGATATAATAGCAGAGTATATGCTTGTAAATTGGAGTCCTGGAGTAAGTGTAAAAACTACCGGCGATAATGTTCCTGGACATACTCCATCGGCAACAGGCAATAGAAAATCATTAGTAGCCGATGATATTCGTAGATTGGCACTAAAATTTGACGTTGACAATGTAGCATCGACCGACAGGTTTTTAATGTTGGATGCGAATATGTACTATCAGTTGGTAAGCAATTTGAGCCAAACGCAGTACAGAGATTTTTCGGCGTCGCTCGATCAAGCAAAGGGTATTGTAGGCAATTTGTATGGATTTAACATAATGAAACGTAGTACAGTGCTTGTTTACGACAAAACCAACCAGACGGCAGCTAAGGCAATAGGAGCAGCAGCAGCAGCCAGCGATTGTGCAGCAGGCTTAGCATGGCAAAAAAACTGTGTAGAACGAGCCTTAGGAGAAGTAAAAATGTTTGAAAACTTAAACAAAGCTGAATATTACGGCGACATCTACTCAATTTTAGTTCGCATGGGCGGACGTATCCGCAGGAATGATGGAAAAGGAGTTGTAGCGTTAATACAGGAATGGGTTTCATAGCAATTGAGAATTATGAATGATAGGTTATAAATATAGCTTATCATTCATAATTAAAAAAAAGTAACAATGGGTATGGCAAGCGAAATAATAATTCCAATTTTACTAACAATAATAGCTTATTGGTTGAAGCGTTTTATTGATAGAAGTGATAAGCGATTTGACTATTTTACTTTCAAAATAGAGGAGCTAACAAAGGGACTTACCCAATTATTTGAAGACTACAAAAATCAAAATATTAATTGCCAAGAGAAACACAAAGATATTAAAGCGACATTAATAAATCACGAGAGACGCATAAGTAAATTAGAAAAATGAAAGACTTTATAAAAGGCATATTCAGTTCGGGAACACCTGAGAGTTCGAAGAGACTTTTCGGAGCTTTGGGCTTTATATGTGCAATTATATTTATAGCTATCTGGAAACGTGATTTGGTTGAAACCTTACTAATAGTATCGGCTTCGTTGCTGGGGTTAGAAACACTTACAAATATATTTAAGAAAAATGGATAAAATAAGTGAACACATTAGTTTTGCGGAAGCTACCAAAAGTCAGCAGGCAGTAAGAATGGGCATACCAAACTTACCCAACGACTTCCAAATACACAGCATGAAACTCTTAGCAGAAAATGTATTTGAACCCTTGCGGTTGCATTTTGGCAAACCCATAGCAATAAGCTCATTTTTTAGAACATATCGCATAAATGCTATAATTGGAGGAGCGCCCAATAGTCAGCACACACTTGGGCAGGCAATGGATATAGATGCTGATATATTTGGAGGCTTGACAAATAAACAAATTTACGATTATATTAAAACAAATTTAGACTTCGACCAATTAATATGGGAATTTGGAAACGATGCTAATCCTGATTGGGTTCATGTAAGCTATATTTCATCAAAAGCAAATCGTAAGCAATTACTTAGAGCAACAATTGTACATGGCAAAACTCAATACATGGTATTAAAATGAGAAATTACGTAGTTATACTCATATTATTGGCTTTACTTATAGCATCGAGTATTATGTTAAAGCGAGAAATTGCAGAAAAGCAAAGGTATAAAGCCAATTATGAAGCAGTAGTGAATGATAAGAAAAATGCAGAAATACTGCAAGCTAATGAAATTTCAAAATATCATAAAGATTTGGATAGCTTACGCAAAATATTGGGCATTAGAGAAAAGACAGTACAAACGATATTCGAAACGAAAATCAATTATATTGATGAACAGCTATTAATACCAGTATATGACACTATTCCGTATTTTGATACGGTAAGAATTGTAAAAAGTTATTCAATTTCAAAACCTTGCTACGATTTGCAACTTACATCAATAAATGATACTATAAGCGAAAAGCTAAGCATACACGATAAATTTACAGGCTTTCTTTACTGGGAGCGACCACATAAGTTTTGGTTTATAAGGTGGGGCGTTAAGCAATATTTTATGAAAATACAATCGGAATGTATGGGCGAAATAATTCCGGATAAATTAATAATAACCAATTAAAAAGAAAATAAAAATGGCAAAGAAAAATATTTCAGAAAACAATGGCTTTGATACGGCACAGCCATCAACTTTCGTCAAACAAGAGCAGATGCGAGAAGCAATGCAAGAGTATTTTGATTCAAATCCTGATATAGAACAGTTTTATGTAACGTCAGATGGAATGCCATTTTACGAGCTGAGTTATGCAGAAAATCATCAAAAAACTTTAGATAAAACCAAAGGAGTAGTAATAATTAATAGATAAATATATGGCTTTACCAGATGTAAAAATAATTAAAAAAAGTGGTTTGGGGCGTAGAGCACCGAGCGATGACGGGATTTGTGGTTTAATATGTGGAGGAGTAGAAACTGCGCCTTCAACTGAAAATGTGGCTTTAAGATGGCTTACACCCGTAAAACTAAAAGGAGTGGCAGATGCTGAATATTATGGTATAAATGCTGCTTATGATACTAATAGTGAAGTATTGGTATATCATCATATCAAAAGATTTTTTAAAAGAAACCCATCGGGCACATTGTGGCTGATGCTGACAGATAATACCACTGCCACCTTAACAACTATGGTTGACAAAGATTTACCAATAATAAATAAATTTATACAAGGGACCAATGGCGAAGTAAGAGTAATAGGATTTGTGCTAAATCCCCGTACTACTTATGTAGCAGTAACAACCAATGGAATAGATATAGATGTAGAGACAGCAGTACCCAAAGCACAGGCATTGGCAAATGCTGAATTTATGAATTATCGACCAATAAATATATTGCTTGAAGGCAGAAGTTTTACAGGAACAGCAGCAGCGGTAAAAGATATGCGAACCTTAAATTCGCCTTCGGTAAGTGTAGTAATAGGGCAAGATTTGGATATAGCCAATACGGGCAATGCTATACATAGAAAAACGGCAGCCGTAGGCGATGCGTTGGGCTGTATATCGGCAGCAAAAGTAAATGAGAGTATAGGGTGGGTTGAAAAATTTCCGTTGCAGGATTTGAGCGACAAAAGTTTTATACAAGCAGGATTGAGCTCTAATTTAAATATAAATAGCTATTCGTTAGCAGATTTAAACACATTGCACGACAAAGGATATATATTTGCACGCCCACTAACAGGATTGCCTGGATTTTACTGGAACGGAGATCCTACATCTACAGGATTAACCTCAGATGAAGCCTATTTGAGTAATGGAAGAACGTTGAATAAGGCAGCTCGCTTAATTAGAAGCTCTCTATTAGGCAAACTAAACAGCCCGATAGAATTAACTGGAGAAGGGAAAATAAAGCCAGCCGTAATAGGTAGTTTTGAGGCAATAGCAGAATCGGCGTTGAGAAATATGCAGGGTGATGGCGAAATATCAGCATACGAAGTATATATTGACCCATATGTATTGTTTATGCAAGCTGACGAAACATTAACTATTAATTTTAAAATAGTACCGGTAGGAGTAGCCCGTCAAATAACAGGAGTATTAAAATTAACCTCAAATTTGTAAACCAATGGAAAATATACCTTTAATAAACAGACGAAGTTTTGATTTTGCAAGCATACAGTTAGAAATGCTTGGGATAGTGGTGTCGGGAGTGGCATCGATAAAATATGGAGTAAAACAAGAAAAAACCAACAATTATGGAGCAGGCACTAATCCTGTGAGTAGAGGTTATGGCAAAAAGGAATATAGTGGCAGTATTCAGCTTGAAATGAAAGAAGTAGAACGTATTTACGATGCTTTGGGCAAAGACAAAGATTTGACCGATATTCCACCATTTCCGATAACAGTATCGTATTTGAATAATTATAAAGTAATTACACATAAATTGCGAGATTGTGAGTTTTTGAATGATAATATTGATGCTAAAACAGGCGATGTAAATATATCACAAGAATTGGAGTTAATAGTAGGCAGTATATCGAAACGATAAGTATTAAGTATTTAAAAATAAATAAAATGGCAAAGAAAACAGAAAATACGAAAGAGACATTACCATGCGGAGTAAGCGATGAACAGTTAGCGATATGGAAAGAAGAATCGGAAGTTCATTTGGTAAGTGTAAAAACAGAATCGGGAACAGTAAGTGGATATTTTAAAAAACCTAACTTACAAGTAATAGGAGCGGCGAGCAAATATGCAGCTACAGATCCAGTAAGAAGCGGATTGATATTGTTTGAAAGTTGTTGGCTTGCAGGCGACCCAGAGATGCGAGAAGTTGACGAAATAAAGATGTCGGCAATAGGAAAGCTTGGAGAGCTTTTTAAGGTATATGAAGCAGAAGTAAAAAAGTTATAGACCAATCAGCAATATCGGATGAAGGATTTGAAGATGAGTATTTACGAGGAAATGCGTTAATAAGGAGTGCATTTGGCGTAAAACCGGAAGAATTAAGTTTGTCTGATTGGGCAAAATTATATAATGAAGCTTTATGGCTCGAAAGGTTCAGGTTAAAAAATCAGGCTGATTTGCTTGGCAGGTTATTTGGTGGAGTCTGATTCTCTAAAAAATCGCTGAAGAAAATCGGGCAAATCAATGGGTTTGTTTTTTCCACGCAAAGCATCAATTCCATCTATAAACATAACGATACCTAATACCAGAGCAAAAAAAGCAAAAGTAATGCAAGCTATCCACGATAATATTTTAATGATAATTTCCATAAATTAAAAATTTATTACAAAGATATACAAAAATGAGCGACAAAACTGTAGAATATCAAATATTTTTTAATTCAAATGGTGTTGATACATTAAAAAAGATTAGTGGAGAATTAACCAATGTTAATGACAAAACAGAAAAAAGTGTTTCGGCATTTAAAAAGTTAGGCGATACTTTTTTTGCAATAGAAAATATAAGCAATGGCATAAAACAAATAGGGCGATCCTTTAATGATGTAGTAAAACCGGGTATAGATTTACAAACGTCAATGAAAGATTTGCAAGCTATTACAGGTGTTACTGGTAAAACTTTTGATTCGATAGAAGAAAAAGCCAGAAAGACAGCGAAAGTATTTGGCTTAGATGCCTCACAATCGGTAACATCCTATAAATTATTATTATCTCAACTAAGCCCAGAACTTGCTAAAACACCAGAAGCATTAGATGCTATGGGTAGAAGTGCATCTGTTTTGAGTAAAAGTATGGGCGGTGATGTGTCTGCAGCTACTGAGGTACTTACCAGTGCAATGAATGGTTTTGGTGTTTCGTTGGACAATCCGACTGAAGCTGCAAAAAAGATGTCGGAAATGATGAATATAATGGCAGCAGGAGCGAAAGAAGGAAGTGCTGAGTTGCCCAACATAAAAAGTGCACTTGACGCAGTAGGAGGAAGTGCCAAAGCAGTAGGAGTAAGTTTTGCAGAAACCAATGCAGCTATACAGTTATTAGATAAAGCACAAAAGAAGGGTTCTGAAGGTGGAATTGCGTTGCGAAATGTAATGTTGAGATTAAGTATGGGGAGATTTATGCCCAAAGATGCAAAAGAAGGGCTCGAAGCTGCCGGAATAAATGTAGAGAAACTTGCAGATAAATCATTAACTCTTTCGGAAAGATTAAAAATGCTTAAACCTATACAAAAAGACACTGCATTAATGGCTAAACTTTTTGGGGATGAAAATATAGTTGCAGGTTTGGCATTGGTGCAAGGAACCGACCAAATGGATGCTTATAGCAAAATGATACAAAATACCAATACTGCAGGTGAGCAGGCAAGCATTGTAATGAGCTCTTATTCTGAGAAAATGGCACGTATGAATGCTTGGTTTAAAGATATTGGTATTTCAATATTTAATACTACTCAGGGATTTTTGCCATTTGTGAATGTAATAGGAAAAGGATTGCAGATGATGACATTTTTGGGCGGTGCTATGAATACTGTTTCTATAATTTCTGATACTAAATTTTACAAATCAATAGTAAAAGCAAGCAAAGCTACTTGGAGTTTTTTATTGAATGTTGGCAAATCAACAGTTGGTTTGCTTGCAAATGGAGCTGTAATGTTAGGCAGTGCTTTGATGAGCTTAGGAGCATATGCAGCAGGGACTTTAGGTGCTACAATGGCAACATGGGGTTTTAATGCAGCTTTGATGGCAAACCCAATTACTTGGGTTATTGTAGGAATAGTTG